AAAGTAATAGCTCTCGCTGGACGAAATAACTTAAAATGAGAGTATTCCATAGGTTTGTAAGCTGCAATGTATTCACCTCCGGTTTTCTTACTTTTAATAACGATAAAGTGCCTTTTTAATATTTTTGGCCCAACAACAGACAAGCCACCAAAATCATCTCTTTTTGAAAAGAAGTGATCATATTCATGACTTTCTTTTTCTTTTAATGCAATATCAAACATTTCAAGGCAATAATTGCTATAAGATAAAATAGTACCATAATCATCAACAATATTAGTCAATAACGAACAAACTTTTTTTAAACCAATGGGGAGGGCTGCAATACCATCATCACTATAAGATTTGACTCTTATATCATTCAACAATGCAACAATTTCTTCTTCTTTCCACAATTTGCGCTCTCGCATTCTGTCAGCAATATAATAAGTATAAGTTTCAAACATAAAAATAGCAATAATAGTACCTAACATAGAAGTACCATACTCACCACTGAACAATACACCTATTATAAGTCTCCAGTCAGAATCATCAAGCCATTTTACATACTTGGTTGCGTATGCATCGGAAGTCCAAGCAACAAATCGAGAAAACAATGGATAATTTGCACAATCAGGGTCATAATATTTGATCAAACAAAGAGAAAAGTAAAGGAGAAGAATAGCTTTCATAGCAGTATCAAACTTTTGAATATCCCATTCCCAAAAGAAACGATCTTGAAAATGAACATCAATACAAAGATATTCAAATATTCTTCTAGCTCCATCACTATCCCAGTGAAAACCAACCATGACAGATCCACGATTGTACATGTGACGAAATACAGGTAAGAAATAAATCTTATCAAATAAAAACTTTCGAAACAGAGGTACAAAAAACAATCGTATTTTAGCTTCATTCAAACATTCACTTTTAGAAGACAAGGTAGAGATCGATGGATATCGCTCAAAAATATAAGTAGGATCTCTACCTTCCTTCATAGCATCGAAAACTTCTGTAGCCATTAAACGAAGTTGCATACAACATTCATTATAACATTCACATTTAAGGGGATTCTGAACATAGGAAAAGCCCGGAACAAAATCCTTAGCACTTTTCCCAAAATAAGCTCCTCCCTTAGATTGTCTAGGATAAGTCATATCATATGTAGAAGGGTTCAAAAGATCAGGGCATTGAATAAGTTTAGTAGTCATACCCAT